TGTTTCTCCACATTCTAAAGTTATTTATCCAATTTGTCCACGATTTGAACGATATAGATTAAAAATTTTATTAGCAGGTTCTGCTGATGGAATTTCTGGTGTTTCTGGTTCTCTTGATTTACAACCAGAATTTATTAGTTCTACTGATGGAATTTTTGGTGCTTCTGGTTCTCTTGATTCACAACCAGGATTTATTAGTTCTACTGACGAAACTTCTGGTGCTTCTGGTTCTCTTGATATAATAAAAGAAATAAGTTTTGAAAGTAGTTCCGCTGGAATTTCTGGCGTTTCTGGTTCTTTATTAGTTGCAACAGAATTACAGGGTTCTACTGTTGGAATTTCTGGTGTTTCTGGTTCTCTATTAGTTGCAACAGAATTACAAGGTTCTACTGATGGAATTTCTGGTGCTTCTGGTTCTCTATTAGTTGCAACAGAATTACAGGGTTCTATTGATGGAGTTTCTGGTGCTTCTGGTTCTCTTGATTTACAACCAGAATTTATTAGTTCTACTGATGGAATTTCTGGTGTTTCTGGTTCTCTTGATTTACAACCAAGATTAATTAGTTTTACTGATGGAGTTTCTGGCGTTTTTGGTTCTTTATTAGTTGCAACAGAATTACAAAGTTCTACTGTTGGAATTTCTGGTGCTTTTGGTTCTCTTAATGTGTCTAAAGAATTGGGAAGCTCTATTGTGGAGATTTCTGGTGTCTCTGCTTCTTTAGGTTCTCTTAATGTTTTAACTTTGCTTGTTGCTCCAAGTGATGAAACTTCTAATGCTTTTGGTCAACTTAGTTTTTTAATTTTTGTAGCAGGTTCTACTAATGGAACTTCTGATGCTTCTGGTTCTCTTGATTTACAGCCAGAATTTATTAGTTCTACTATTGGAATTTCTGGTGCTGTTGGTTCTCTTAATGTTATAATTCAATTACAAAGTTTATCTGCTGGAACTTCTGGTGCTTTTGGATATTTAGAAATTCTAAAAATAAAAATTTATTTTCCAACTTTATCTGTGAAGCCTACTACAATTTTTAAGCATAGATTTTTAGAAGATCCAGTTATTAGATCAGATTCAAAAAATGGTGCTTTATTAGTTGCATCAAAAGATTATTTAATTCCAGTTTTATATGATATAAATTTTGATGCTCCTAATGTAGATAAAGAGATTTTAGAAAATTGGGAAATAAATGATGTAAGTAATGGTGGAGCAAGATTTTTATGGCGAAATGATCAAAATAAAAAGCTCTATGCTGCTCTACTTAAAGAACCTATAGACTATCAATTAGAAAATTTAGCAAATGATTGGAATATAAATTTAGGGATTATTGCTCTAAGAGAAGTTTAAAGAAAGGAAAATTAATGGCACTCCCAGCTAATTTAATCTTGGCAAAAAATTCTATAGATTGTAAATATCCTTGGCTTCTTTTAGTCAAATTTTCTCTTTATGCAGGTACACCAGAGGCGATCGAGGAACGTTTTGTAAGAAATTTTAAGGATATAATCTTTCAGGGAAAAGAATGGAAAGGGTTTAATTTTTCCATCGGTCTCATAGAAGAATCTTCAGATGGAGGAATTCCTACTACTTCTCTTGCCGTGTGCAATGTTACTCAGTACTTACAACCTCTTTTAGAAGCTCATGAAGGCTTTATTGACGCTACTATTACAATTATCATAGTTCATGCGGATCTTCTTGAGGAAGACTACGCAGAGCTGGAGCAGACGTTTGATGTTATAGCTCCACATCTTGATGCTGATATAGTAGTTTTTCAACTTGGTGCTCCATCGTTGCTTCGGAGACGATATCCCTCTAATAGAACTTTTTCTGATTTATGCTCATATAAATTTAAAGATTTTCGCTGCGGATATTCTGGTAATGATGAGTTGTGCAACCATCGGCTTGTAGATTGTAGATTAAAAAATAATTCAGTAAGATTTGGTGGTTCTCCGGGAATGAGAGATTAATCATGAATATTTTTATTTATGCAATTTACTTCCCTACAAGTAATAAGTATTACGTTGGCCAAAGGAAAACGCTCTGCAGAAGCAAGAAAAAATATGCAAATTGCTCAAATAAAACGTAGAATAAAAGAATTAGAAGAAAAAAATGGAACAAAATAAAGTCATCACTGCTAATGATCTAATAGGTATTCCTTTTAAGATGGGAGGAAGAGACAAATCAGAAGGTGTTGATTGTTACTGGGTCGTTCAAGAAATGGCGAAGAGATTAGGTTTTTGTCTGCCTGATATTAACACGCCCGACGACGCAGAGACTCGCTTGACCATCCTGAAAAAAATGCAAAATGAATTTGTGCTCCCAGTTGATAAGCCAGAATTATATGCGATAGTGGTTTTTTCTCCAGGTCAATTTTATTGCTCAAATATTCATTGCGGAATGATTTATCCAGATGTGCAATCATTTATTCACGCTGGAGGATTGTCTTTAAAAAAATCTATTAGAGTAAATTCTTTTGTGTGGCCTTACAAAAATAGAATTTTTGGATATTTTAGATTAATAAAAAAATGTCAATAAAAATAAAAATTGCTGGAATAAATAAAGTAAAAGAAATTCCTTTAATTTATTGTGGAAAAACTTTAGAAGAAATAAGCAAAGAAGTTCTTCCTTCTTCTGGTGGATATAGTTGTTATTTTCAAGAAAAAGTAATTCCACAAATTGAATGGTCAAAAATAGTTCCTGTAGAAGATTCAGAGATTATTTTTATTCCAGATTTTGGCGACCCTTTTTCGATCGCTGCAATAATTACAGGAACACAAATAGCTCTTACGGCTGGAGGAATTGCTACACTTGCTCTTGGTATAGCTTTAAGCGTAGGAATGTCGATGGGCATTGGACTTCTTGTTCAAGCCCTTACTCCGAAGCCGAAAAAAGGGAGTAGTGAGTCACCCAGTACAGTATATTCATGGGATCCACATACTACTGCTCAAGCAGGTATTGTTTGGCCAAAAGTTTATGGGAAATTTAAAGGGTTTGGAAATATAATTGGAAATTATGTATGCCCAAACACAACTGACAAAACAAAATTAGATATGGCAGCTCTTATTGATTATGGATATGGACCAATAAAAGCATTTATTGATATTCGTATAAATGGTCAACCGCAATCCAACTTTAAAAATCTAAATGTAGAAACTCGAAAAGGATTATTAAATCAAATTCCAATTTCATTTTTTGAAAAAATACGTAAGCAACATCATCCAAATATAGAAGTTACTAAATCTGGTGGACCTCTTATTTGGGAAATTCCAGGGGATTCTTATGATGATATTGAATTAATTTTTCGCTTGCAACGAATTAATATTGGTAAAAATGGTAAATCAAATTCAAGACCATATTCTTTTAATATTGCATTAAGAGAATTACCCTCTGGAGAATGGCAACCATTAGTATCTCCAACAGTATATCCTAAAAGTAACGCTCGTCTTGATGCTTTTTGGCACAAATATTTATTAAGTGATTATGCAACTATCGAGAATGGAAAACAATATGAAGTTAAGATCACTGCAATTACCGACGACGCTTCTGCTATGGATGATTCAACATTCTTAGCTTTAGATTTTGTTACAGAAGTATCTAATGATGCTTTAGAATATCCTGGAAGAGCTTTAATAGGTTTGTCTGGTATGTTGTCTGAAGAGTTTACATCATTTCAAGATATTTCAACTATCATTGAGGGACTTATAATCCAACAATGGGATCCTATAGAGGAAAAATATATTCTCGATTGGTCAGATAGTCCAGGAGATGTTAGTTTAGATATTTTAACACAACCAGTAATTGGTGGTGATGGAACTGTAGAAGATCCCTGGGAAATATTAGAGTATGAAGGAATAGATACATCTCGTATAAATTTAGATGATATTTATGATGTTGTTGAATATTGTGCTACTTTATGTCCAGATGGAAAAAATTCAACAGAAGCATTAGTTTCATTTAATGGTGGATTTGATTCAGCATCCACAGTTTGGGATTCTTTATTAAATGTTTGCAGAATTGCCAGATGTATTCCTACATATACAGGAAGTAAAATTGGATTTGTAATTGAAAAACCAGTTGAACGTTCAGGAATTTTATCTGCAGGAAATATTTTAGATAAGTCGTTTACAGAAGATTTTATTCCAAGATTAGATAGAGTTTCTGAAGTCGAGATTACTTTTAATGATAAAAATAAAAATTATGATAGACAAATAATTCCTGTTTATAGTCCAACATTAACAACATACGCAAATAAAGCAACTTGGGATTATCCAGGAATTGTCAAACGAACTGAGGCTTGGAGACTTGGAAGATTTCATTTAGCACATAATGAATTGCTTATTCGTAAAATTAGTGCAAAAGGAGATATTGATTGTTTAGGATACAAGATAGGAGCACGTCTTGGAGTAGAGTGTGATATTCCAAATTGGGGACAATTAAAAACTGGGAGTAGAGGTGGTGGTCGAATAGTTAAATATATTCCCAATATTACCGTTGATAAAATACAATTAGATTATAATATATCAAAAGCAGTAGAAGATGGCGAGACTTATGAAATTCTTATACGATTACAAAATGATGCACAAATACTTAAAACTATTCAGTCTATCTCAGAAGATATAATTACAGTAACGAAATTTACAGGTAATAATTTACCACAAGAAGATGATGTTTGGGCAATAGGAAAACAAAACTATGTCGTAAAAGATTTTAGATTACTTAACAGAAAACGAAATCAAGAATTTGAATTTGATTTAGATTTAATTGAATATCATGAAGATATTTGGGACGATGATCAATCTACGCCTCTTGTTTCAAGTATGTATATTATTTCAGGAAAAAAAGATAGAGAACTAATTAAACCTGTTAAACTTGCAGATTTGAAAAAACGTGAGTCACAAGCAATTCTTGATATTTCAAATATTGATGATTTATCAACAACAAATACATCTTGGATAAATAATACTCCAATTGCAGGTTCTATTGCTTGGGAAGGATTAGATGGTGTAACTCCTATACTTGTTGCTTATAAAGGGGAAAGTTATGAAGTTGTAGCTGGTAATACAAATAATCAATTTATTTATTGGGATATTGCAAATCCTTTAGTATTTAGTTCGACTAATACTTTCGGTAATTCAATTCTTGATGGAAGATTTTTAATCTGTATAAACACTTCTGGAATAGCTGATCCTACTTTTATACGCAAATCTATTTTTGGTTGGCTTATTCAAGCAGGAACTATTATTACTGATTCACTCACCGCTAAAGTTGTTACCGCTGATAAGATTTATGATTCAGCCGGATTGGTAACTGGACTTAAAACAGATACTTGGGGGTGGACTCAAAATCAGACTACTCTTTGGAAGGATTCTTTTTGTTCTACTTATAATGAGGCTTTTCTTACTAAAACAATTGGTATATTTTATTGTGAAGGAACATTGCAACAATGGCAAGCAAGATTGGGGACTTATTGGAAATGTAGTGATTCTCGAGTTATAGGCGGATGGATTCGTCCAGAACTTTGGTTGGGAAGTGTTTGTAAATGGACAGGGGCAGAACAAAGCGTTAAGAATACACAGACCATTTTTAACTGGGGTCCAATTAATCTTTTAGACTATGGGTTTAATCTTGGTGATACCGTTGTAGTAAAATTGCGTTTCCGTACCAAACAAATGGGTTACAACGCTTATATTTATGTTTATTGCGAAGGTTTTCCAGGGGATAAATATACAGCTCAAACACCCTACGGAACTTTATTGAAGGAATAATTCAATGGCTGGCAGAAATCCAATTAATGATGCTATCAATTTTGCTGATGATGTTCAAATCCGCTTGCATAATCTTGTTTGGATAGACAACAGTAGTGGTGGAGGTTTCATTGGATGGCAATCTAAAGATGGAATCAATCCTATTCTTGTCCTTTATGGTGATGATACCCACGAAATTACGCCCAACGAAACTGATTTGGAATTTGTCTATTGGGATTTTGCTACTTCTGATATTTTTATAGGTACTGATGATGAGGCAGATGTAAATGCAGTTGATTGTTTTCCACTTGTCAGGAATGTTGATGGGCAGGTTGATTTGACTTGGGGCTTGAGAGTTAAAGATACAAAGAAGATAGTAGATAATGCCGTGACAACTCCAAAAGTTATTGATAATGCTATTACTGATATTGCACATAATTATGCAGCAGGTCAAGCACAACTTCTTGTTTTAACTTGGACAACCATAATAGCTGCTCCTATATTTATAACCACTGGTGGTCCTTTGAAAATTGATTGTTCTGAAATAGTTACTGCTGCTCGAATTCTTGAAGAAGAAGCTGGGGAAAATCAATACGCTCTCTTTAGAGTTAAACGACAATTAACTGGTGGTGCTACTGTTTATCCCTGGTCCTCTGAAATGTGGTGCGATTTAATTAGAAACTACGCCCGAAGTTACAGTTTTGGTTTTTTTGATTCCCCTGCTGCGGGTGAATATACTTACACTTTCCAGGGACAAAGAGCTGATATTGCTAATATGACGGCCTATGGCTGGAATCGTTCAATCAATATTATGGAATTAAAAAAATGAAAAACTTTATTATCTACAATAAAAATACTGGCCAAATATTAAGTAGTGGAATTTGTCAAAATTCAACCTTTCTAAAACAAGCTAAAAAAGATGAATTTGTAATGGAAGGTACTGCCAACGATGTCACACAAAAGATAGTGGATGGTAAAGTAGTTGACAAGACTCCCGAAGAGTTAGAAGTCCAAAAGCCACCAGTTATTCCTAAAGAAAAACAACAAACATTTATTACAAACGAACAGTTGGAAATAATTCTTAGCAGGATTACTGCTTTAGAAGAGAAATTAGAAAAAGGAAAATAAATCTTGTATCCATACGCCGACCAGTCTGCATTTATACGCTGGCTTCAACTTGTATCCATACGCCGATTAGCCTAAACAGCTTAAAAATGGCGTCCCAGCGAAAGAAAATTCGGGGGTATAACGGTTTACAGCTACCAAACTACCTTAAAAATCGGCCTTGCCCTCCCTGGGAGTCTGCATAACTTTAGTGTTTATAAGTAGTTATAGCGAATAATGTTTTTAGCAAAATAACTGGTTTTTGTTTGCTTTTTCTTTAAAATACGTTATACTTTATGTAGTTAAGGCAAAGTTCTAATTTAAGGAATTAAAAATGTGGAATTTATTGAAAATATGGTTAATAATTTTTGCTGCTTTGTTAATTGCGTTAATTTATATTGAAAAGATAGGAGGTTTTTAATGACAAAGCTATTAGAAAAATTTGGATTTTTTAGCTGGGAAATACAAATTCTTGCTGTTGCAGCTTATATCGCTTTATTGTAAAAATAAAGTTTTTAAGCAATTTGTATTTCCTCCAAAAGTATGGTATAATTATAATGTAGGGAGAAGGAAGTCAAGAACAGGACAACAATTAAAATTAACTTTAATTGAAAGGTGAGAAGATGTTGAAGAAAATGTTAATGATGGTGTTGGTAGTAGGAATGTTGTTGGTGGAAGTGCCAAGCGTAGATGCCAAAATAATTAATTTTCCAGATGCATTAGTTTCATCGACAGATATAAAAGATACATTAGTTATTGGAGGTATCTCCACATCAGCAGATGGAATTTACCAATATAGTTTAAATAAATTTTTACAACAAGAAAAGGCTATTGCAGGAATTGTCCAGTATAACTACAACAATTTAACAAGCCCATATCGAATTGGTCCTATTCCAAAAACTCAATGGGAATGGCAATACTGGAATATGATAAATAGTAAATTAGGAAAATATTTGGAGAGATAATTATAATCACCCTTTCAATCAGGGCAGAACTTTACCTAATCTCCTGCCCTTATTATGTGGTTATTATAGGGCGTAAAATATTTTTATATTTTATGCTTTTATTAATGTTTTTTACTTGCTTTTTCTTTGAAATAGGTTATACTTTATATAGTTAAGGCAAGCAATTGAAAAGTTAA